CTAAGGAATCACAGAACTGTTACCTATGGCCAGTTCTGTTCTGCGTAAGTCGTTTGACAAGCGTAGCAGTAGCCGCTTAGCGCACGACACGCGCCCCGTGGATAATCCCGCCAGCGGTTCCACGGTTAAACGGTGTTCGGTTTGTGCCCAGCACGAACGCGACACCAAGGAGACGATCCACAATGGATTGCAGTTGATTCGGGTTAGATATGGCTTGCCATACTCTGAACTACCGGACTGCAATTCTGGTGAACTTTCTCGTTTCCTTTCTTTTCTCTTGCTACAGGGGCAGGTGCGCACCTCTGTAGCTTTTCCAAGACGCCAGCGTTTTGGAAAGAGCGATCTCTGTAGCCTGCAGAGATTGTGTCGAAGGGACAGATGGGCTCTTGCTCATTCTTGTTCCTCAATTAAACGTAACCTTCCAAAGGGTTGCGTTCGACACACACCTTCAGGACGTTCTTCGTGGGAACAGAACGTCCTCTCTCCGCCCCCCCCTCCATCCTCCGAGTATCTTCTTCACGTCAAGAAGATAGTTACTCGGGTCTTTTCGTCTTGCTGGGATAAGGATTATTTGCTCCACGTTGGCAAATACCTCCCCAATCCTTCCTCGAGGAAACCTCAGTTTTCTCGCGCCGACCACTTGTGGTCTGGAAGACGATCAGAATTCTTTACCAAGACAACTTCGGAACAGGAACTGGTCCCTGTGATTGAAGCTCGGTACAAAGAAATTTGCTCTGCGGGTAAGAAACGATCTCTCCTCATTTATGATGAGAATGTCGATCTTCTTGCGCCGCTTCATACCTGCATGTACTCCTACTTGCAGTCAAAGAGCTGGGTTCTTTGCGGTCCTCCGACCGAAGAAAGGATGGCATCAGTCTGTGTCAACGAATACCAAACCTCGGTAGATTTGGTATCGGCCACTGATGGCCTCAGTCACGAAGTGGCTGAGACTATCCTCGACACTTTATTCTTTACCTCGGTAAAGATTCCTCGCAGCATTCGTTCGTTGGCGAAAGCTTCTTTGAGTCCTGTCTTCAAGGATTCGCGAGGTGTGTTGAGACGTGTCCGACACGGACAGATGATGGGGTCCTACCTCTCTTTTCCCTTACTTTGTCTGCAGTCTTACTGCGCTGCCACCTGGGCAGCTCGGTTTGACCCAGATGCTCGTTACCTGGTTAACGGAGATGATACCGTTATCTCCGCTTCCAGGATCGTTCGTTTGCAGGATTACCCTTCGGGGTTTAGACTAAACGACGATAAGACGATACGAGCCAAGAACGTAGTTGAAATCAATTCGACTGCGTTTCTTGAGAGTAAGGGAAAGTGGCGTGAAGTACGCCACTTGAGGAGAGGAGGAGCTCTTGCCGATTTTCCTGGTATGATGCATATGGCCAAGGCCGTAAGTATCTCTCCAGGCTTTGTGGACGCCTTCCAGAGGTGTCGTATCGGCAGGAGATGGGGCTTTCTCCCATCCCAATTAGGTCATCAGACCTACTCCGCTTACAGAAGAGAGCGGAGCCTCAGGGTGCGTAGAACTTATACGCCCTTGCCTGAACCTGTCATCGACAGTTCGTTTCCTGAGGAATTGGTTCGGATCATTGGAAGGGATCCGACACCCGTGGAAGCTGAATCTTTACGAGTAGCTTTTTGGAGACACGGGCGGATGGGAGGAATGAAGAGAGACGTATTTTCCCCGTCCTGCGGGAAAGTACGTCGGACTTACTCGTACCGGATTCGTCCCGGTACCAGCTCACTCAGTTTCGTCACTGGGAAAGCTGCCAAGTTAAGTGTCCTTGGGAGAAAGGCACCCGATAGTTTTCTGGTCCCCACCAGTTTTGTATCGGAGAGAGAAGAGAGAGGACTGGCCAGCCTAGAGCAGTTTCGCAGAAACTGGGATAGGGGCTTCATTTCTCCTGGAAATGAAGCGCTGGAGGGCCAGTGATGAGTTCCGTGGAACCCATATTGTCTCTGGGGGGTTGCGGCTTTTCCTTGACTACTTTAACGTACAGTTCAACCAGTCCTCTTCGGACGGCACTGGCTGAGTGTACTTGTAATCTCGTTAGACCTACAACGTCTCGCCTGGATTCTCTGCTCTGAAAGCGGGCTTATCCTGTGTGCCTTCGGGTACCGCTGCTTTTGGCGGCGGGTCAGGTCCCCACCTCGAGAAGGTAAGGGCAACTCCAGCAGGAGGCGGTCGAGATGGTTGATGGCTTGGTGCCGGCTTGTCCGGGGCGGGCTGTGCGTAGGGTCAGGGGGAGTTTGTCG